GAATCCTGCAACCTCATGTAAGGCAAAGCAAATAAGTAAGACGAAAAGAAATCACGAATACCAGCACCAGCACCCAACCAACTAGATGTAACTAACCTATTGAATGTACGAATACCTAGATCATAACCTTCGTAGTATCCGATGTAGTTCTCCATGACTGCCTCAATCTCGTTTGAGTCATAGAGTGCCTTGCCGCTTTTTACTTTGATGTGCTTCTCGTCATATGTTGGCAGATTGAACGGGCCTCCATGTTCCATGCCATCAAGGTCGTACTCTGTAATGTATTTACCTTCTTGATCTGGCATACCAAGAATCTGTCTGGCTTTCGGATCAAGTTCTACGTGCTTAAACATCGCCATGTCTTTAGCAAAACGAACAACGTAACGAGTCATACGTTGAACTGCATTTGCTTCAACCCAAGCAGCAGGAATACCTAGCTTGCCTGTTGCAACACGGAGTGCCTTGAACTTGTGTGAACCTATCTGTTTGTCGGTCGCTCTTAATGCGCCAGCAAAATTATCAAAAAGTATCTCTAGCTTCTCGTCGTTGGTCTTACCTTTCTCACTCGGTAATGCTACATCGTCACCCTCATCCTTGACTCCTGCTTCTTCTGATTGCTTGACTGCATCATTGAATTCTTCGTCAGACATATCCTTGGATATGGACTTCCAATACTTGATGAGTTGCGTCTTTAGTTCTTGATACTCTTTGCTTTGCTTCTCGCCTTTCATCAAGATTCGGCGTTTGTCTTGGGCAATAATCTCAGGAGTATATTCAAGTGTGTGTTGACCGGGAACATACTGAACCTCTTTGCCACGATAAACTGCGACCTTCAATCCAAGGTCATTCTGTAATGTACGAGTGTCACGATACACGCTTTCTATCATACGATCATAATATCGTATGCGAGCGTTGCTGTTATATGCTTTAGCAAGGTCATCATCTATCTTGTCGATTAAGCCTAGCTTTGTGTGCCAACGCTCTGTCTGGTATCGACCTAGCGCAGTCATTTCATCGCCTGACAAATGTACTTCGCTCATGGCAAGCATGGTTCGTTCTAGGTAACGACCAACCATTTCACGTTCTTCTGCGTGTACTGACTCAAATTTTGACGCGATGTACCCTGCTAGTTCCTTGGACTTGCCTTCACCAAGTTCACGAATCCGATCAATAACAGGACGAAAGTTTCTGGTAATTCTTCTACCGAGTTGCCATGTGCTTGGCTCGCCAAAATTGATGAGCGGAATTCTGCTGTAGCGTTTTTGTTCATAACGATCTACAGCGGACAATCCTTTCGGAGTTGAATCCATTGGGATTGGAGTCTCTTCATCAATCTTACCAATCGGATCAGCACCACTTTCCTCTGATGCCAGTTTGCTGACACTCCAAAGTTCTTCAAAATCTGTCTGCCTTGGCCTCGGCGGTTGTGGGTTGTGCGTTAGAATATCGAGCTTTGTGCCTACGATTTCCTCGGCAGTTTCGAAAAATTTGCTGCGCATACCACCAGCAAGAACATCATCAACAGAAACTTTCGTGTCTGCCCACAATGCTTGCAGTCGATCAAATTCATGGTAGATGGCTGATCCCTCATCTTTGACTCGGTCAAAGATCATCTTGCTGCGATCAATTACGTTGAAGGTTTCGTCATTGACGAAGTTCTCCAGCATCGCTTGAGGCGACCGTTGCATATCATCAAAGTTCTTACGAACCGATGAGCCAGTAACTCCGTAACTATCAAGTAGTGTGTCAAAAAATTCTACGTACTCATCGTTGGACATACCGAGTCCATCAACAGGTGCAACACGACGAGCAAACTCTTGCTTAATATCAAGAGGCAACGCCTTAAAGATTCCGTGCAACGCATCTCCTTGATGCATGATGCGAGTATCATAATGTTGACGACGATCAATATTGGTTCTGTAATCGCCTCTCGGTGTTTCCAACTCAAGATGGTTTTGGTAGTAACGCAACTTGGCTTTGACTGCATCATCCAACTTGTTGTTGGTGTTCAATGCATAGTCCATGAACTTGGCCACCATGTAAGGTTCGTAGTTCTTAAACCACATACCTGACTTGGCTGTCATTTGCCATGCACTAGCCAGTTGATTGTTCATGCGAATATCACCGAGCAACTTGTGATACGTCAGATAACGAGCGAGAGTTGAATCAAAAGTTTCGTTGATTGTCGGAACACCAATAACAATCTTGTCGTTCTCAAAGTAACCAGCAGCATCTTCTGGTCTGCGTGTGCGTAAAATTATCTGAGGCTTGTTGTCGAGCGACTTGTACAGTTTCTTTAGCGGACTGTTCTTGCGCACCGCATTCATAAACTGATCGAAGTTGGTTTCATCAATCATGTAACCATCAAGGTATTCGACGGTTGAGTTGTACGAATGATTCTTATCGAGTGCAATCTTAAACTCGTTTAAGTCTTCTGCGTAGTTCTTCGCAAATTCTTTTGGTCGCTCTGGTAATCCAAGAAGTTCTTCAACTTCTTTAGGCATATCAAACACTTCAACTGATGACTCGTACTTCGTGCCATCAACAGTCTTTGATGCAGTCGCAGCTTGTCCTCCAATTTGTTTAGGCTTCTCTAGTCCGATGTACTTGGCGTAATTAATTCCATCTCTGAGCCAAAGATCGTTATCGAATAAAGCGGCAGGGTCTAGTTCAAGTCTTTGTGCAATGTAATCTAGTATATCGTTTACTGCTGCTTTGCCGTACTTAACTTTCTGACCTCGACGAACGTCAGCATACCAACGTCGCATCTTATCAAACGTACCTTTCGGTAAATTACGAAGACGCTGCTCAAGTTTTTTACCGCCTTCTTCAGCAAGAAACTCATCAAGGTACGCTTCATCCTTATCAAAGTTGTAGCCTTTCGCCTTAAATTTTTCTTTTATCTTTTTGAGATCGAACGATGAATCGTTGCTGAGTAATTCTTTGTACCAACCACGCGCAAGTTTCTGGTCAACCTCATTGGATGACTCAAACAAATCACGAACAAACCGATGAACAGTTTCATGTAATGGTATCTCAAGATTAAGATCGTCAAGACTCAAAACCATCTCAGGGTCTCTAACGCGATGATTCTTGTTGTGTAGGAATCCAAGAGCGCGTCCTTGTGCATTATCAACTAGCTTGTCTACTGCGACACGCATAGTGATGTTGCGACGATTGGCCAAGTTCCTTGCAGTCTTAAATAAGTCTGCTGGTAGCTTGGTTTCAATCTCAGCCATCAACTCAGCGCGAGCATCTTCAATGGACTTGTTTTGATTCTGAAGAAACCTTGTAGATACTTCAGCACGTTTACGCTTATTAAGTTTAGCGAATGCACGGGCAACCTCCTCGTTGGACATTGCTGAAATTTTAGACTCGATCTTCTTCTTGCCTTCTTCGCTGACCTTTGCTTGATCTTCTTTAGATGGCTGTTGTTTCTTTTCAAGTTCTCTGAGTGCTTTATCAATCTTCGGGTCTTTATTGATTTTTTCGAACTCACCCTCAACAGATGTTTTCGGACTCTCGGAAGTCTCTCGAATTGCATCAGCATCTTGTTGAACTTTAAGATTTGTTTCTGACGCAGCTTTCATGTCATCTGCGACTTTCTCAAGCATATCATCAACAAGAGTTCTGCGACCTATTCCTTCGTCTTCACCTTTAACAATTGAACGAGCAAGAAGTGCCTCTTGTACTGGCAAATCTTTAATGTCTTTTAAATCCTCGCCTACTTGTATTCCAAATTCAACTGGTCTTTCTGGCGCGTCTGATGGTGGAGGTGCTGTCGTGCCAAGCAACTTGCGTCCATGACCAAATGGCTCAGTAAACAATGCGCCACCTGTCATTGCTGCGCCTAATGCTGTTGGCTGAAAGTCTCCTTCTTGAAATTGTCTTGCACCTTCTACTGCACCACCAATACCAGCACCAACAACTGCCTGACCAACGGCATATTTTGCAGCTTCAGATTGTTTAGCGCGTGTACCAAAACCAGACTTAACTGCTTCGCCTAAACCTTTTGCTGTCTTTAATGATGGAGCAACACCACCGCCAAGACTACCTCCAAGAAATTCACCTGTGACTGATGCAACAGGTTGCGCTTTGCGTCCAGCAGCAAGTTCACGCTCTGTCTGTCTAACTGCTTCTTCTCCACGAATTGCCTCGTCTACTTCTGTCTGAGCTGCGTCTAATGCAATACCACCAGCGATTGCACTACCCAACATACCAGCACCTTTAGCAATTACTCCAATTGGCCCAACAGCGGGTACTTTTGAGAGTATCTTACTCATTCCGGCCATTGCGCCAAGACCGCCAAGACCGGGGACTACTGATCTTGTTGCTGACTGAACTCCGACATCAAGCGCAGAACGATCTTCTGCTTCTGCAATGTCGTATTCTTCCTGCGTTAGAATTTCAACATTATCTGGAATGTTGTATCTTTGACGCAGTCTACGCTTTTCTTCTTCTAGCGTCATTAGTTAAACTCTCGCGATTCAACATCTACTGGACGTAAGTAAAATCCAGTACCGCCTTCACCTTGTATTTGTTGTGGCGCATTATTTAATACTTCTTCAACTTCTACCTCAGTCCAGTTCTGAGGCCCAGTTCCCATACCACTATGACCAAGGCCCATTCCATTAGCTGATGCTCTTGAACCTTTGCCCAATACACGAAGTACGTTGTCAATTGTTGCTTCGGCTTGCTCGACTGCGGCTTGTATTTCAGCAAATCGTGGATCACCCTCGGAAACGCGAGGAAGACTTTCCAGAATATCTAACTGCTCTCGTAGCTTTGTTGATGTTGCTGCCCGAAGCCGCGCATCTGCTATAACTTGTGGAATCTTCTCTTCAGCTTCTGTAACTTTAGCTCGCGCTAGTCTAATGGATGAATCAACAGTACCTTCTGCTTGTCTAGCAGCAGCGTCTCTTGCGCGTGGCTGTGCCATCTGCATTTCAATTGCGCGTTGTCGCGACCATTCATCCAGCGATAAAGAATCCGGTCTGGCTGGAACAGGTATACCTTGTGAACGCAAGAACTCCGCTGCACCACCAGTATCAGTACCGCGAGTTGTGTACTCCGCGTAACTACCTGGCCCCTCTCCTGCAACTGCTCCCGGTGCTCTAGTGATTGCTAGGTTTTCTGCAAGTCTGTCTGTCTCAGCTTGCTGTGCTTGCTCGGCCCGTGCTGCTGCGTCTTCAGCTTGCATCGCGTTCATGCCGCGAGCCATCAATGATCTGCGCAATGCATCACCTTCCTCCAACTGACGTTGTAACTCGCCTCGTTGTAGTATCGGACTAGCTGATGGTTCTTGGTAGTAACGATCAAAGAACTCACGCTCTGACTCAGTTGCACCTTCGCGAAACCGATCAGCAAACTCTCTAGCTCGCCGCCTCCTCTTTGTTAGTTCAAATAAATTAGACATAACTCTTATGGTGTTAAGCCGATTGCATCTCTTATCGCTTCTTTGCCGCCTTGCTCACCTTGCTTGTTTGTAATTATATTAGATACTGATGGAAGTACTTGTGCCGCTGTATTACCGAATGAAACTTGTCCCGGCATTGTTGGTGAGACTGTAGTGCCTTCGCCAAAGACCGCGCCGGGATTGACGTTTGATTTCAGACTAGGAATAACGCTGCCTGCTTGACCAAGTGCTTGGCCAAGACGTTGTTGCTTCGCAGCTAACGCATCACCAAATGTCATAGCAGCACGGTACTTGTCCATCTCAGATGTACGACCAAGTCCTATACCCATTCTACCAAGACCACGCGCTACTTGCGCTTCTTCTGCACCTGACAACCTAGATGGGTCTTGTGCCGCAAGTAAATTACGAAAACTTTCTCCGACTTGTTTCTGTGTAGTTTGGACTTCTGGCGAAATAGTACCTTCGAAGTTTCGCAAGCCTTCTGCCATTGCCTTACCTGACTGCGCCAACTGGTCTACTCTTGTACCAGATTTGGCTAGATCACCAAGACGCTCCTGTTCACGTTGGAATTTTCCTTCTATTTCTCCCAAACCGGGTCTACCTAATTTTGCGATTTTTGGTTGACCTGTTTTTTCGTCAAATAAAACATTACCACTTTCATCAGTTTCGTATTGTGTCGGTGTCCCATAGTATTCTTCATACTTTAATGATTCTGAACCTCCAATTGGGCCGCGATTTCGTGAAATTTCTTGCCCGTCCTCATTTCGTTTAGTCACAATACCAAACTTTACTAGACGATCTAAATCTTCTAGCGCAATTGCTTCAGTCTTTCCTGCTGCTATTTTTGCCTGTGTAAACGCGGGTAATAATTTTTGATACTCTTTTCTTAATGCCGATACAGATTCTTTTTGTTCGTTTGATGAGAGTGCTTCTGCGAGAGCAAATAAAGTCCCAGCTTCGACTATGTTGTCCATGCTGAGAGCACCTTCATTACTGAATAGGTTTTTTACTCTACTCGTTATGCCGGTAAAGCCCGATAACACTCCTTGCGCTAATCCGCCGGTTGCTTTGAATAATCGTTCAAGTAATTCTTCCATGATGTTTTATGTTGTTAGTATTCCTGCGCTGCGTAAGACGCTTTTGAGGTGATTGATTTGTGCTGATATTTCTACTAAAACTGCTTTGATTTCAGCTTCTGTTGGATGAGCTGAATCTGAAGCACTAAATGAAATTCCAGTAGTTGCCGCCGCTCCTACTGATGAGCCTCCAACAGTCGCAATATCTGCTGAAGCTGCGGCTTTCTTGACTACCCCGTCTGTGCTAGTTGTCGCATCCGGTACTGTTAAATTATCCAGCATTGCGTTAGCTGCTGCTAGATTCGTGAACAGCGTAGTTGCGTCCGTAAAATCTGTGTGTGTTACATTAACTGACATAAGCCTGTGATAACATTGGATTCATTGGTGTAATGTTTTGTGTTTCTAACTGTAAATTCGATAACGTAATTCCGTTAGTCCATGTCAGAGCGTAAGATATTTTCCAACCCTGCTGACCACTTTGGAAATTGTAAAGTAAGTTTTGTATTTGCTTTGGCCCACTCCAAACAACCGGGAATGTGACAGGATAATCAATGTTTATTGTCGGAGCTGCTAAAGTTTTTGTCTGAGTTCCTGCTGATGAGTCTGGCGTGACTTCATCGTTTACACGTTGAATTGCTTTAACTGATGAGGCCGATTGTACCTTGTTAAATAGTATGCGTAAATCTTGTGGCTTTTGTTCAATGCGAGTGTCATTGGTACAAAATGCGCGGGTTTCAACATACGCTGTTTCATATCCAGTACCTTCGTAAAGTTTAACGCATTTGTGTGCGCCGGTATCTCCATCCTCATTATTAATTACTTCATTTACAGTTAAGTTTCCTGACAAAGTAGTAACACCAGCATTTGCATCTGCTGTGAGTGTGAATATTCCCCCGTTAGTAAACTGTAAAACTTCACCTGCAAATAGCTTTGCTGATGTTGTATCAACAGTTATTGAAGTTGCCCCAACCGAAACTGTACCAGAATTAATTTTTACTGCTTTGTTTTCTGCTTTCGTGCCATGTGTAATAGCAAAAAGTTCTCGTTTGTTGTTTGTTTCTACTTTTGCAAATTCCATAATCGGCCCGATATTTCCTGTTGCATCTGTAAACTGATCAAAACTCACAAACTGTTGCGTAAGAATGTCATAAACCAAAACGCCGTGACCGTAAATAGTGTTGCAAGCAAAGAGCGCATAATCATCAAATGTGATTGCGGCGCATTTACTGGAGACTTGAACAACACCTTTAAACAGTCGAGCAACCTTGAGTGAAAATACTGAATTACGCGCCTCATTCTTTGACTGTCTTACTGCGTTAAACGAACGTAAACCTTCTGGATCAATGAACGCAAAATCACCAAGTAACTCAATAAATGATTTCTGGTTTATTGAATTGGCTGTAAACAGAAACTGCTTGGTGAACGAGGGTTCACCAAAAACCATAAACGAATAGTCTAATGACACAGCATAAGAACCACCTAAAGTTGAAACAAATAAGGCATCAGTATTCAAGACTCTTAAGGCTGTAATCTGATTATAGCCTACTGTGTATGATGTGCCGGGAGCACCTCCAATAGTTTCGTCTGCATTTATTTTTTTACCGTCATTGTCTACTGCAACAACAAAATCCATTGGACGACCACTCGCACTATGGTATATCTCAGTCCCATCTGTACTAACAACAAACAACTTATTGTTGAAGAAAGCCATCTGCCTTCCTATCGGTATGTATTCACGGGATGTATGTGTACTATCAGACCATTGTGCATAAGTCTTTGCTGTGCGATCAGAAACTGTTCCGCCAGAAATTTCTATAACTCTTGGTGTGCTAACTCCGTCTTGCACAATAATTGACGAAACGGTTTTCTGTACTGTAACAGTTGTATCGAGTTCTAGTGCTGCCCCTGCTACTTGTGTTTCTTTGCGTAAAAAGTTTTGTGTGGATGCTGGTACGGCTTGTACAAATATCTCGTTAGATTGATGCATGGTTCCACCAGCATAAAGCACCGACCAAGTAGCATCTGGATTTTGTGGTTTTCTATATTTGCAACCTCCTTTAAAGAATAAAAACACATACTCACCTACAGAGTAAATTGCTTGTATTGGTGGATTATCAGCAAATGCATCAATATCAATAGAAATGTCTTTAGCTTTTTTGACTCCTTCAAGTGTACCAAATCGGTTGCGTATGTTGTGCGCGAACTTGTACTCGTCTTCTGTAAGACGAGTATCATCCACCGACATATTCATGCCGCCAGAAAACGATGTTTGTACATAACTAGCCACGGTGATAATGCCAACGACGACCTAATGTTAAATTGTCATGGGGATGACGACCAAACTGCATCTTGCGTTCTTGACCGCGTTCCATATCTGCGATCTTTCTACCTAGATCACGGTTCACTTTGTTCTCAAAAACGAGTGCTTCTTGTATCTTGCCTTGTTCTTCAAGAAACAGTTGCATCGCTTTGTGCATTACAATGTTCTCGTATCCGGTTAACGGAAACGGATCGCTATCTTTTGTTAAATAGGATAAGCGTTTCTTGTAGAGAACTTGTAACGTGTGATCGTCATCTTGCGCTGAGTTCTCGTCCCATGGAAATTCCGATACATCTACAATTAGATATTTAGATTCTGTCTGACGACTGTCCATTTCAGCGTAAACTTTAGTCGGCTCGGCTGTGTCAACCAGCCAGACAACTCCAGAAAGAAGATTTGCACCACCATACTTTTCATTATTTGTGCTATATCTGCGAATAGCTTCAATGCCAGAAATTGCGTATGAATTAGATAATCCTAAATTACGAG